GGGGGCCGCATGTCGGTCGAGGCCGAACAGAAACAGTTCCGGGGTGAGTGGCTGGGCGGCATGATCGCTGACCTGGAAAAGCAGGGTCTGACCAAGGTGTTCACCTCTGGCGACTTCGACCGCGACATCTCCGCTGCCCTGTGGAATCTGGGCAAGGATGGTGCTGGCAACGATCGTCTGCCGCGTGAGGCCGTGCAGGTGGCCGAGATCATCAACAAGTACCAGAACGACGCGCGCAACACCCGCAACCGCTTCGGTGCATGGATTCGTGATCTGAAGGGCTACATTGCACGGCAGACGCACGACATGTTCAAGATCCGCGAGGCTGGTGAATCCGACTGGGTGCAGTTCGTGTCATCGCGCCTGGACATCGCCAAGATGGTGCGCCTTGGACTGATCTCCGAGACCGACCCGATGGCCTCGCTGCGCGGCATGTACGACGACTTTGCGGCTGGCCTGCACATGAAGACGCCAACGGATGACAGCGATCTGGTCGCGTTCCGTGGCACGCAGAACCTGGCCAAGAAGGTGTCCGCCAGCCGCACGCTGTATTTCAAGGACGGCAACGCGGCGCACGAGTACAACGTGCGCTTCGGACAGGGCAGGCTGGCCGAACTGGTGCTGACCGGACTGGACAACGCAGCCAAGTCGGCGGGCTTGCTGAAGGTGCTGGGCACGAATCCTGAAGCCACCATGCAGCGGCTGTTCGATGAGTATGCCGAGTCGCTTCGTGGTGACTCGGTGCGCCGCGCACAGTTCGTCTCCAAGCGTAAAGAGATGGAGAACCTGCTGGCGCACGTCACGGGCGCCGCGAACATCCCTGGTGACGCCACCGCCGCCAAGATCAGCGCGAACACCCGCGCATGGGTCTCAATGTCCCGGCTGGGCGGAGCGCTGATCTCGTCCGTCACCGATCTGGCGAACTATGCCGCCGAGATGCGGTTCGGCCAGAAGAAAAACCTGCTGGGCGGCGTGCTGGACGGCATCGGCGCCGTCACCCGTGGCCGCGCAAAGGGCGAAAAGCAGCAGGTGCTGTCCTCGCTTGGCGTGTTCCACGAGTCCACGCTTGGTTCGGTCTATGCCCGCTTCGACAATCCCGACCTGATCGGCGGCAAGATGTCGTGGGCCATGCAGCAGTTCTTCAAGCTCAACGGCCTGAACTGGTGGACGGAATCCTTGCGAGACGGCTACGCGCTGGCGCACTCGCACTACCTGGCGCAGAACTCCAGCAAGAAATGGGATGGCCTCCCAAACTCGCTGCGGGATATGTTGCAACTTTACAACATTGACGCTGGCAAGTGGGAATTGCTGCGACTGGCTCCGCTCAATCAGGCCGACGGCAGGATGTACATGACGCCTGACGGACTAGCCACGATACCGCAGTCGGCAATGGAGGCATACATCACCTCTGTTGGCCGCAAGGTGTCAGACGCCGCGATCCTGAACCTGCAGGACGATCTGGCTGGCGCACTGCGCGCCATGACGATTGACCGGATGCACCACGCCGTCATCGAGCCGGGTGCCCGGGCAAGGGCGTTCCTGATGCGAGGCACTCAGCCTGGGACCGTGGTTGGTGAAATCCTGCGCTTCGTATGGCAGTTCAAATCCTTCCCGGTGGCGCTTGTCCAGACCGCGCTTGGCCGTGAGGTGTACGGGCGCGGTTACGACACGCTGGGCGAGTACATGCGTAACGGGCGTGGCGAGATGCTTGGGCTGGTGTCGTTCATGGCACTGTCTGCCGCTATGGGCTACGCGGCCATGAGCATCAAGGATCTGCTGCGAGGCAAGAATCCGCGCCCACTGGACAACCCGAACACATGGGCGGCGGCGTTCGTCCAGGGCGGCGGCTTGGGCCTGTACGGTGATTTTCTGTTCGGCAAGTACAACCGCATGGGCCAAACGCTTTCCGGCTCAATGACTGGACCGGTGGCCAACGTGGCCGACACACTGGCCGACCTGTGGACGCGCATCCGCACTGGTGACGATGTGGCAGCGGCGAGTTTCAAGGCGCTGCTGGACAACACGCCGTTCATGAACCTGTTTTATGTGCGCTCGGCTCTGGACTACGCGATCCTGTACCGCATTCAGGAGGCGCTGAATCCGGGCTTCCTGCGCCGCATGGAGCGCCGGGCACAGACCGAGTATGGGCAAACGTTCTATCTGCCGCCGTCTCAGGTCGCGCAATGAATGTTGTTGTTTTCGCACCACACAGTTAGAATGCAGCAATCCTTGGGGGCGCCATGACCGTAGCATCTGAAACCAACAAATCGGGGCCGTATGCTGGTTCCGGCACGACCGGGCCGTTTACGGTCGGCTTTCGTTTTCTCGACGAAACGCACATCCGCGTCATCAAGACCTCGACTGCTGGCGTCGATTCCGACCTTACACTCACGACCGACTACACGGTTGCGGGCGTCGGCAACGACACTGGCTCGGTCACTCTGGTGTCGGCGCTGGCCACTGGCGAGAAGCTGACCATCATCCGCGACGTGCCGTTCGTGCAGGAGACGGACTACCAGAACAACGACGCATTCCCCGCCGAGTCCCACGAGAACGCACTCGATCTGCTGACGATGCAGACGCAGCAGCTCAAGGAGGAGATTGACCGCTCCATCAAGGTTCCTGCGACGGACACGACCACACTGGAGCAGTTGACCGCCGACCTCATCACGGTGGCGGGCATCAGCACCGACGTGACCGCCGTGGCCGGGATCGCGTCAGACGTGACGACTGCGGCAGCCAACATCGCGGCAATCGTGGACGCGCCCAACCAGGCCAGCGCTGCGGCAGATAGTGCAGCGGCAGCATTGGTAAGCGAGAATGCAGCGGCGGCGTCCTACGATGCTTTTGATGACCGCTACCTTGGCTCCAAGGCGAGCGACCCGACGCTGGACAACGATGGCAACGCATTGCTGACGGGCGCCCTGTACTGGAACTCTGGCTCCAACGAGATGCGGGTTTACACGGGCAGCGCCTGGCAGGCTGTGGCGCAGGGTGTCAGCACGCCTTACCAGTCGTTCAGCGGAACGGGCGCGCAAACCGCATTCACTCTGGCCGGGACTCCTGGGTCTATCGGTTCCCTGGAGGTGTACATCAGCGGCGTTCGGCAGGTTCCTGTCAGCGATTACACCTTGTCAGGCACTACGCTGACGTTCACAAGCGCGCCACCCAGCGGCACGAATAATGTGTTCGTCCGGTGGATTTCCACACAGGCGATCAACGTCCCGGCAGACCAGAGCGTCACGCAAGCAAAGATTGATCCGACTTATGAGGCTGGATTGGCCAAGCTGGCAGGCGACCAAAACTGGACAGGCTCACCCCGCGCCACTCCCGTGACAGACAACGACGGCTCGTTCGACATGAGCGCCGGTCTCGATTTTCTCTGCACTCCGACCGCTGGATTCACACTGACATTCACGAACATCACGCAGGGCCAGCGCGGCTGCATCTATCTGGTCAATGGGTCGAACTACACCATCGCGGCAGCGGGCACCACCAAAGTGACTTCGACTCTACTGGCTACCATCAGCGTCACGGGCGAGTATTGGCTGTCCTACTGGAGTCCTGACGGCACTAACGTACTGGTTTCTGCTGGAGGGCCGTTCGCATGATTTTCCCTCCTGCTGTTTTTTCTGAAGGTGGTGCTGCGTACCAGATTGAAAAGTCTCTTCGCTTTCGTGCAAGTGCTTCTGCGCACCTGTCTAGGTCATTTGGGACTCCCACCGTTTCTGGCAAGGCCACAATTAGTTTTTGGGCAAAGCTAGGCACTATTGGACAGGGGACTTGGTTTGGGACTGCTGGTGGGAGTATTTTGAACTACCTTTTTATTGGGCCGGGGTCTAACGGCCAACTGTGTTTTACATGTGTTTCCGCTGGCACGACAATTCTGAATAAGCAGTCAACTGCTTTGTTACGAGATCCCTCTGAGCACTACCACATCGTCGTAATGGGCGATGTTACAGCGACAAACGCCGCTGATCGCGCGCGTATGTACATCAACAGCGTTGAGGTCACTTCGTTCTCCTCAAACACAATTTGGGCGCAAAACGCAGCAAATAATTTTTGGAATGATATAGCTACACGCACTTATGAAATTGGTCGCAATGGCTCTGGGTCAGGTGGACAGATTGACGGCTACCTCTCCGAAATCAACTTCATCGACGGTCAAGCTCTTGATCCTACCTCCTTCGGTGAGTTTAACGCTAACGGTGTCTGGGTTCCTAAGAAGTACACCGGCACCTATGGCACCAACGGGTTCTATCTGCCGTTCAACGATGGCACATCCCTGACCACGCTGACGGCTGACGCCAGCGGTAACGGTAATAACTGGACGGCTACAAACATCAGTCTGACGGCTGGTGTCACTTACGACTGGATGGACGACACACCTACGAATAACTTTGCGGTGTTGAATCCGTTGGACACAGCGAACACTCACGCCAACGCGAACCTGCAAGTTAGTCAGGCAGCGCAGAGCTTTAGGGGTACTCGATCCACCTTTGCGCTACCGGCTTCAGGTAAACACTATGTCGAGCTGGTCATTGGAACTACATCAGGGTCAAACAACATCACTTCGTTTGGGCTTGCCGCTTCTGCCAAGAGCCTGACTGTAATTCCAGCAGGGAATGCAAACTTCTGGGGTCTTTATGGTGGCGCGTCCGCGAATACGCCTTTAAGCGGCGGTGGGACTCAGCGACAAGCAACTACGAATTACTCCATTGTTGCTGGTGATGTTTTGCAGCTTGCTTACGACGCAGACAACAACCGTTTGTGGATCGGCCGGAACAATACTTGGTTTGATGCAGGCTCCCCCACCTACGGCACAACTGGCAACCCATCAGCAGGGTCGAATCCTAGCTTCACTTCTGTGCCGCAAGGTTTGTTTGTATATGTCGGGCTGTTTTCGACCACAGCAAACTTCAACGCAGGCCAACGCCCCTTTGCCTACACGCCCCCCACTGGCTTCCTGCCGCTCTGCACAGCAAATCTGAGCATCACACCTATTAGCAGCGGCTCGTTGACTGGAAATGCCAGTGCAGACGGCCCGTTTGTATGGCTGGGTGGTACGCCAGACACCATGACGATCAACGGCAACGCTGTGACATGGGGCACCCATGCTGATCGCCTTGCCAATGGCATCAAGATACGAACCAGTAGCGCCAGCTACAACGCCTCTGGCAGCAACACATTCTCGGTCTCGTCGTTCGTTGACGAGTTCGACTACCCCAACCGAGCAAAGGTCAACCCATGATCCAGATTCGCAATGGTAAACGCTTCAACGTCTACGCCAAATCCACCATCGACGGTGTGACATACCCAAACTTCACTGACCGCAGCTTGTGGCCCGCTCTGGGTATCAGCGAGGTTGAAGAATCCGCGCCACCTGCTGACTATGACGGCATGAAATATCAGCGTGTGGAGTCCGACACCGCGCCTTATGTCGCCTACGTTGAGCGACCCAGCGCAGAGCGCAAAGCGATCCGTTGGGATCGCCTGAAGCAGATCAGGGATGAGCTGACAGAGAGCGGCGGCTGTCTGGTGCAGGGTAAGTGGTTCCACACCGATGTGCGCTCCAAGCAGCAGCAGATTGAGCTGGTGATGATGGGCGCAAGCATCCCGGCGAACCTCCAGTGGAAGACGATGGACGGCAGCTTCATCACCATGACACAGGCGCTGGCCGCTGAACTATTCGCTTCCCAGGCTGCGCGCGAGCAGGCGATCTTCGCCACCGCTGAAGCCAAGCGGGTGGACGACTCGCCGCTGTACGAGGGCTGGCCTGACCGCTACGTGGAGGCGGTGTTGTGAAACTCGCAATCATCTTCAACGACGACAAGTTCAGCGGCAAGCTGACCAAGTGGTTCACGGGCTGCTACGCCTACCACGTCGCATGGGTCGATGAGGGCGCTGGACTGATGTACGACCAGCACCTGATCCGGCGCCGCCGCACCTGGCCGCGCTATCAGGAGGCCGAAGTTCTTCTGTTCGATTTCCCTGCTGTCACGCGCGAGTACCTTGAAGAACAGTTGTCCACGGACAGCAACACCTATGGCTGGATGGACTACATCCTGTTCGGATTCAGGCCGATCTATCACTTGTTCGGCAAGTCCACGCGGAACGCTGGCGGCGTGATCTGCTCTGAGCTGATTAACAACGACCTGCGCGCCTGTGGTGTGGAGACGCCTTGGGATGAATCCTCGCCACCGCCCAGCCCATGTGACCTGTATCGCTGGGCGATAATCGCCTGAATCAACGACTGGACGCCTATGGACCTGAACCCGCAACAAGCCGCCGAAGCCGCTGGCGTGGCCGCGAAAAGCCCATTCCTCGTCGGGCTGCTGGGTGCCGTTGTGTCGCTTCGCGGCGCACCCGGCATCACCTGGAAGGAACGCGCCTTCAACGTCGGCAGCGGCACCATGCTGGCCGGGTTCCTGTCTCCAGCGCTGACTGAATATTTCTCACTGACGACACCGGCCATGCAGTCGGCAGCCGCGTTCGTTGTTGGCCTGTTCGGCCTCAACATGACGGCAGCAGTGGCACAATGGATCAAGGGAGTGGACCTGAACTCATTGATGCCGTTCGGGCGCCGGAAGGACTGACTCTCATGGACGAGTGGCACACCGCAAGCGGCGTTGTCTCCTTGGCTTGCGCCGCATTTCTGAGCTGGATCGTTCTGCATCCACGCATCAACGAAGGCGTGTTGGTGAAGGCGGGTTTAATCACCATGATTACCTCGCTTCTCGTCACTGGCGCCCTGACTCTCGGTGAGTCCTATGCCTGGTCGGCCTACTGGCGGGCCGGGTTCCTGCTTCGCCTTGGCCTGCTGCTGGTGTGCGTCGGCGTGTTCGTGCGCGTCAGCGGCTGCTGTGGCGGCATGCCGCGCCGTCGCATGAGCGACTGGCTGCATCACGATGGTTCTCATCCTGCGAGGTGAACATGCGCAACGAACTGACTCGGCAGCTCAGGGGTGACGAAGGCGTCAGAGCCTGCGTCTATAAAGACCACCTTGGCTTCGACACTATTGGCGTTGGTCGGCTCGTTGACAGTCGCAAACCTGGTGCGGGGCTGCGCCCGATGGAGATCGACTACCTGCTGCGCAACGACATTGACGACCGCATTGATGCCCTGATGCGCAAGCTGCCGTGGTTCCAGAACCTGGATGACGCCAGGCGCGGCGCGCTGCTGAACATGTCGTTCCAGATGGGTGTTGATGGGCTGCTGAAGTTCAAGAACACGCTGAAGCTGATCGAGGATGGCGAGTACGCCAAGGCGGCAGACGCCATGCTGCAGTCGCTGTGGGCCAAGCAGACGCCAGAGCGCGCCAAACGGCTGTCTGAGCAGATGCGCACCGGCCAGTGGCAATACGCGCCGGGGACATGACATGAACCGCGCGCTTGCCATCGCCCTGGCTGTAGCCCTGCTGGCTGCTGGCGTGCAGACCTGGCGTCTTGAGTCTGAGCGCGCAGACCACGCTGACACTCGCGCCGCTCACGCCAAGCAGATTGCCGCGCTGGCTGAGACCGCCAGGCAGGCTGAAGCCGATGCGCGCACCGAGGAACAACGCCGCACCGCAGAGGTGCAGAAAGCCGCCAATGAAGCCGACCAATCCCGCCGTGCAGCAGAGGCTGATGCTGCTGCCGCTCGTGATGCTGGTGAGCGCCTGCGCGCACGACTCGCCGCCATCACCGCCAGTTGTCGTGCAGCCCGCGTCGATCCCGGCGCTGCCGACGCAGGCGCGTCAGCCGACGCCACCGCCAGAGTGCTTGCCGACGTGCAGCGCAGGCTTGACGAGGCTGCGGACGGAATTGCTCGATTCGCTGACCAGTCTCACGGGGCCGGAAGCGCCTGCGAAAAATCCTAC